GATTTTTGTATTCTTTCATCGCTCGATCTTCGTAGGTTTGAACATAATTTCCACGTCTTGCGAATCTTGGGCGACTTTGTGGCTTAGGTTCAATCGGCAAAATAATTCGCATCTCTTCCACCTCGAACTTTACAAATCGGCTTCTTTGACGAATACTCCGTTTACCATTTCCCCTTGGCGATTTTTGATTTCGCTATATGCTTGATTTAAGCATTCGTATAAATCCATGTTATTTTGCATAGCGAGAATAATTAACGTAACAACTACATCCCCAATACCATCTCTTAGGTCGTTTTCGTTGTTTCTTGCCAATGCAGCGCCAACTTCTCCGACTTCCTCAATCACTTTTAGCATTTGCTTTTCAGGTTCTGCTTTATCTAAACGCTTTTCTTTCGCCCATTCTTCCACTAATTTAACTAATTCATTCATCTAAAATTCCTCCCCGAAATCTAATTCACGTTTTAGCTTGCTGTGAATCGATTCTAGCTCTTTTTTGTATTCTTTGACTGTTTGTATTGTTTTACCACTAGAAAGCACATAATCGCGTTCTATTGCGACGAGAGCCTTACTTAAATTGCCATAATAACCAATCAAAGCGAGAGACTCTTTTTCTGTACCGTCTTTATCAGTCAAAATGGTTAACTCTCCGTGTTCATTTCGTCTCGCTTTATTTACGATTACTTGCCTATCATCGCTAGTAATTCGATAATCAAGTACTCTCATTTCAATCATGATTTACTCTCCTCCCAACAATTCTTGCATTTGTCTTTCAAATTCAGCTTGCTCTTCTGGTGATAGCTTTTCTTCTTCACCGTTCGCTTGATTCATCCATTCAGGCACCTTTTCTTGCCGAACAGATTTATTTTGATATTGCTTATTTTGTGTTTTTTTATCTGCTCGTTCTCTCTCGTTATTTAGATAATCAGCATATGTTTTTACACCATTTGCTCGCCAATTTTTCAAAATACCAGCAAAATAGCTATATCTTCGTTCATTATTTCTAGCACAGATATTAACAGCCTCCTTCAATAACTCGAGGTCTCCGTCAAAATCAGCAAGATCATATTGTAAATCAGTGATATTAACAGGAGTAGCAGGACTTACATTCTGTGAATAATAGCGGATTAACTCCGTTAGTTTTTCTTCACCTAACGGCTCTTCAAAGAATGCTTTTTCAACCGACGTTTCAGGTGACGACGGATTGATGCTACTTTCTGTTTCTTTTTTGTTTACTTTACTTTTATTTACTTTACTTTCTCTTTCTTTTTCTCTTTGTGTATTATTGACACCATTAACTACAGTTGAAGGTGAGTTATTGACGTCATTAACTACGGTTGAAAGAGAATTATTGCCGTCAATAATCAAATACTCTTCTTGTAAGACTACTTCTTTCCGTTTAGATGTCATCAATTTATATCTTTTTTGAATACCATTTGATGTTAAGATTTTATATTTTTGATATTTATCATGATCAAAAAATCCTACTTGTACCGCTTTGTTTACAACTTCTTCTACTAGACCCTCTTTCGCCCCAACATCGTCAGCAACTAAGAACGCCGAATCTTCATCCCACCGCAAGAAATATCCCATATCTCCATAGATATAACTCAGCAAGCAAAGTAGTATCTCGCAAGTTTGTGGTCCACACGATTTTCGAATTTTTCGATACTTAATATCTTTCAAAAAATCAACATCTAATGAATAGTAGTCAACGCCTTGTTTATATGGCCTTGCCACTTTATCACTTCCTTATAAGAGGGGAAAATCCCCTCTTTATTTGTTTAATGGTGGATTCAATGAATCAAATAGTGTTGTTTGTTGCTCAAAAGGGAAGGTCATCATCTAAACTATCCATGTCACTGGAATATTGCTGAACATTCCCACCTAGTTTGTTGTATTCTTCTTTCGTCAAAAAGTTTGCAACCTTTGTTCCTTTTTCTGGTTGCTCGATGCCATTTTTATCCATATAAGTTCCTGTACGTTTTACAACTTTAATAAATACATACTTATTTGTTAGAAAACCAAGAGTTTCTTGGTTATATCCATAATCAATTGATGCGATTGTTTGGTTGTTGTCTTCAATACTTGCTAAGATTCGTTGTAAATTAGCATCGGTCCATGCTGAGCCAAATGTAAGATAAAATTTTCCTTGTTCTCTGTTGGCTCCTTCTAAGTGAAATTCAAATAAATCATTCTGCTTGTTTGATTTCTTCGCTTCTACCTTTACAATTTTTGCTTGATGAACCCCTTCCTCAAATGGTGTAAAAGTAGTTAATGGACTAATGTTTTTTCGGTTATATTGCATAATAAAACTCTCCTTTATTTGTTGTTTTCTTCAAACTTGAATACTTCTTCGATCGTGCAAGCTTTACGCTTGTCGATTCTATTTTTTGCATATACGCCATCGTTTCCTTCTAAAATAGCGCCTCTGTTTCCTGTCTTTGCATTTGTCTTAATGCGACCGACAACGTCTGTTAAGCCTAATAACTGATTCAATACTTGCTCTCTAACTTGTGGAACATATTGAGTAATTCGTGTGCCGTCTTCCATTTCTAAATCTCTCGTCGTTTCCCATGCAGTAACATAGATGTTAATTGGAAGACTGTATATTTTTGTGATAATTCGTAAAAAATAATTGGTAAAATCTCCATAATGTTGAATTTCATTGCGAATACCATTTTTAGAAGTTTTCCCCATTTCAATAAACCAATCCATTTGAAAAGCAGTAATATTATCAACCACTAACGTTTGATAATCTGATAATAAATTAGGCGTCTCTTTTAAAAATTCTGTCATCGCTTGATTGGGATGTTCTCGATCGAATTCATATACATCAATATTTTCCAATCCCGCAAGCACACGACTTGAATTATCCAAGTCAAGAACAAGCGTTTTTCCATGTAAATGGCTAATAGCACTTGTTTTACCAATTCCTGGTTTGCCATAAAGCAATACTCGCCAATTCGCTGTACGGCTTATCTTTTTGGCAGATTTTATTTTATTACTCATTTTTTCACCTTCACTTTCACTTCAACGCCTTTTACATCTACTTTTAAATTAGGAATCAAACAACCATTATCATCAATCACTTGATAATCTTCTGTTAAATGGAAAACACCATCAGCAATTAATTTCTTGAAGTCATTCTGGATAGGTTTATATTCCGTCGTTTCTTTAATTAGCCCTGAATGTTCTTGTCTTAGATATTGAATAAACGGCTCTTTTTGTTCCTTATCTTTTGGCAACTGTAATTTATAATTGGCTGGGCGAGATAAGTTCGGTCGTTTTTTGGTTAAAACAAAACTTTCTGTTTCTACTTTTTCCTTATCTCCTATTTGTTTCAGAATTAACGTTTGTAATCGATCAAGCTCTTGTTGATATTCTTGTTCTACTTTATTACGTAGCCATTGTAACTCTTGAATACGTTGTGCATACTCTCGGAGCTTAATCCCTCGTTCTCGTTGAAGTTCCTCATAACGCCTTGTTAACTCTTCTAAGGTCATTTGTCTTCCTCCTCGTCATATTCCCACATTGGCTCTAATACTTCTTTTTCTTCGGGTGGCTCTTGTCTTGCCCCTAGCGAATCAAATTCAGGCATTACAATCCCTCCCAAAATAGTTTTATTTTTTCATCTTCCAATTCGATATAATCGACACCTTGCATTTGTAATTGATCTAAAAATGGTTTTGTAGCTCCTTTACTGCTTACCACACAACTTGTATTACCGTAAGATGCTGATGTTCGTATTGATTGGACAATGTTATTCTGTGCGTTTGCTAGCATTAATTCGTAAATGTCGTTGCCTAAGCCTCTTACTTCAATCATTTAAACTCACCTCGAGAAATTTTCGATAATATATCTATCAAATCGTTTGGATCATCTGTGACAAAAGTATGTGTATTTTTAGTCGTAGTTTCTGTTTCAATACCGTACATCTCTTTTAATAAACGATGTTTTGGACAATCACAATCTGATTGTTCCAGTTTTTCTTTTGTTAGTGTATATTGGCTATGTGCAGCAATGGCTACTATCGTGCCTTTTCCAACTTGAGATATTGCCATCTCTCCTTCTAAATCAATAGCAGCTAAAGATAAACCTACTTTTTCTTTCTGGCATTCTTTTGCTAGTTTCTTAATCATTTTTTGAATTTTATCGTTCATTTTGGTATACTCTCCTTAGTTAGTCATTTTTTGAATTTTTTGTTCAAATTTGCCCTATTCGTTTGCAGACGATTGGGGCTCTTTTTGTACTATGCTTAATCTCTCTGG